CAAACCTGGACCTCGTCCGGTCATGGCAGCTGGAACGTGAGTTAGCATCCGCAGCGAACGCACCGCTGAACTACCAGCCGTAGAAGACCGCAGGGCGGGCCGGCTGACGCGGGGGACGCGGCGTCAACAGCAACACTTGACGCTGAAAGGACCCCGTAATGGGAGCAACAGACGCGCTACTCGCCCGCCTCCAAGGCGAAGTTGAAGAGCGCACCCAGTTTCTCGACAACCTCGTCGAAGGAGCGGAAAAGGACAAACGCGACCTGACCGAACAGGAAATGACCCTGTTGGCCCGGACTCGCGAACGGATCCAGGAAATCCAAGGGCAGGTCGGGCCGCTGCGAGAAGCGGCAAAGATCGCCGGCGACAGCCGGAAGGTCACCGCTGAGATCGCGAAGCAGTTCGCGGAGGCACGCGACCCGGACGCCCCGAGGTCGATCGAATACCGGTCCGCCGGCGAATACATCGTCGACGTGTGGCGAGCTGGTCTCGGGGTCGAAGTTGCCGCGCAACGCCTCGACCTGTTCAAACGCGCCGCGTCGCACCAAACGACGCCGGATAACCCCGGCCTGTTGCCTGAGCAGATCCTCGGGCCGGTCGTGAATTTCGTCGACCAAAGCCGACCCGTGGTCACGGTGCTGGGACCGAAGCAGCTGCCCGGCGGTTCGTGGTCACGGCCGATGGTCACGGCGCACACCAAAGTCGCGGCGCAGGGCGGCGAAAAAACCGAGCTCGTGTCGCAAAAGATGACGATCAACAAGATCCCGGTGAGCCCCAGCACATACGGCGGGTACGTCAACGTGTCAAGACAGGACGTCGACTGGTCACAGCCGGCGATCATGGATCTCGTCATCAGCGATTTGGCGGCGCAGTACGCGATCGAAACCGAAACGGCGACCGTCCAGGACCTGTTGGGTGTCGCGATCGCCGGTCCGACGTTACCGACCGGAACGCCAACGTCGGCTGAGATTGCCGGCGCGTTCTGGGCCGCCGCCGCGAGCGTGTTCCAAGCGGTGTACGGCGCCGGGCAGACGATCGCGATCGTCGGACCGGACATGCTGTCGCTGCTCGGCCCGCTGTTCCCGCCGATCAACCCGATGAACGCCCAGTCCGCCGGACTGACCGCCAGCGGGTTCGGAACCGGCGCCGTCGGTTCGATCGCCGGAATCCCGGTGTACGTGACCCTCGACATGGCCGTCGACACGATGGTCGTGATGTCCACCGCCGCCGCGGAGGTGTACGAAGACCGCGTCGGCGCTTTGCAGGTCGTCGAACCGTCGGTGCTCGGGATTCAGGTCGCGTACGCCGGCTATTTCGCGAACCTGACATTGCAGCCCGAAGGCATCATCAAGGTCGTTAAGACGCCATGACCGGCGAGCAGTACGACGCCCCAAACCAGGAGGTCGTAAGAGGCTCCCCGGCCCCGGAACCGGCCCCGGAACCGGAACCTCCGAAGGCACCCTCCAAGACGTCGTCTAAGGCGCCTGACCCCCCGCCGGAACCCGAAGGGGACGAAGGGGACGACGAGGCCGCGTGATGGCGTACGCGACCGTAGACGAGCTCGCGGCCGCTTTGCGGATCACGGTCACCGCGGCGAACCAGGCAGGCCTCCAAGCCTGCCTGGACGCCGCCGCCGTCGAAATCGACGCGTCCGTCGACGCCGACCCGACAACACCGATCGACCCTGCCGACCCGCTCGCGAACCGCGTCAACATCCTCCGCGGCGTCGAATGGTTCAAAAGCAACGACGCCGCGTTCGGAGTGATCGGCACCGGCGACACCGGCGCTCTCACCGCCCCCAAATCAGGGTTCGCTCGCCACCAGGCGACGCTGATCCCGCTCGAGCAACAGTTCGGAGTCGGATGATGGCGCTCACCGCCGGTCTCGTCGGCCTCGCGGACATTCGCGACGCCGCCGGCGTCGTCCTCGCCCCCGAAACGGACACCGACCCGATCGTGCTCGTCGACGTTGTCGACAGCCTCGAACCGCCGGCGATCATGCTCGTCTGGGACGACCCGTGGCTGGAACCGGGCACCAGCGGCCGGCCGACAATGGGACCGTGCGAGCTCACCGCCCGCCTCGCTGTCATGTGCATCGCCGCCCGCCTCGAACCCGGCGCCGGCGTCCGGACCGTCGAACAGCTCGTCGCCTACACCGTCGAACGGATGAAAGCCGACACCTACACGTGGCGGCTGAACGCCGTCGGCGCCCCCCGCATCTACACCATCGGGAACGTCGACTACCTCGGCGCCCGGATCACCTACCTCGTCCCCACCAGCACATAGGAGCCCCCCAGATGGGAACTGTCACGCCGGAACCGATGCCGCTGATCCTCACCGATGCGAGCATCAAAATCAACAGCACCGAACTCGCCTGCGTCGCGGCGCACGTCGAACTCGCACCCGACACCAGCATCACGACGCTCGACACGATGTGCGGATCCCGCGACTATCCCGGCACCGTCAAATGGTCGCTGATCGCGACGCTGTACCAGTCGTTCGACGTCGGCGCAACCGAAGACACGCTGTCCGCGGCCGTCGCCGCATACAAACTCGACGGGACGCTCGCGGACTTCGAAGTCGCCGGGTATAAGGACCGGCCGATCGCGGCGGACAACCCGTCCTGGTCCGGGCAGGTGATCCCGAAGGACTACCCGCCGATCAACGGCGACGCGGGCAACGCATCCGAAATCGCGCTCGAATGGTCCTGCGCCGGCGAGCCGCTCAAGGACGTCGGCACCGGCACCACCACCACCGCCACGTCCTCGAGCTCGAGCGTGCTGTGAAGTTCGCAACCCCAGCCCTGTCCGAAATCGCGTTGGTCGTCATCGCCGTATTCGTCGTCCTCGCCTACTTCAACGGCTGGGGATAACGGTGGCTGACCCGGCGGTCTCCACCCAGGTCCTCGGCCTGTCGGAGCTCGAACGCGGCTCGAGGCTGCTGTTCGGACACATCGACGACCACGCGTCCGCGGCGTTCCAATCAACCGCCGCGCAGGTCGCCGCGTTGATCGGCAACAAACAACCCAGGTTGACCGGCCGGCTAGCGGCGAGCGCGACCTCGAGCCGGATCGATCACGGCGCCGACGTCGGGATCGGCGGGCCCGGCGTCCCGTACGCCGGCTGGATCGAATTTGGCGGCACCCGCGGCCGGCCGTACGTGTCCGAAGGCCGGACCGTCTACCCCACCGCCGAAGAGTCCAAAACCCTGTTTGAACGGGCGGGCGACAAGGTCGCCCGCGAACAGATCGGAACGATGCTATGGCCGAAACCAACCCCCAAGTTGTGAACCTCCCCGCCCGGCTGCCGGACCAGATCGTGGTCACCGCCCAGCTGACCCCGAACGAAATGCGGGCGTTGAAAACGCACACCGGCCGCAGCCTCCAAGAGCTGATCGGCGGCGACGCGGAAGACATGGACCTGTTGCCGGACCGCACCCAGGCGCTCGTGTGGGTCGCTTTGCGTCGCGCCGGCTACCAGGACGTCACGTTCGAGGAGGCCGGGGACGTCGCCGCGGTGATGGACACGCCGGCGGCGCCGGACCCTACGGCGACCGGCAGCTAGAACAGCTCCTCCGTTTCTGCCGGTTTTGGAACATGACCCCACGCGACGTCGACCAGCTGCACCCCGACGAATATGTGGCGATGGTCGATTACGCCGTTCGTGAGCAACGCGCCGAACAACGCGCGATCCGCAAAGCCGAACGAGGCCGCCGGTAATGGCTAACCCCCAGGTCATCGTCGATTTCATCGCGAACACGTCCGGTCTCAAAAAGGGGATGGCCGAAACCGGAAGCGGCGCTGAAACGCTCGGCGGCAAGCTCAAAGGGATGGGCAAAGCCGCGGTTGTCGCCGCCGGCGCCGCCGGGCTCGCCGTACTGGGCGCGACCCTGAAAGTTGGGATTGAGGAATACACCAACGCGGCGAAGGTCGCGGCGCAAACAAACGCGGTTATCAAATCAACCGGCGGCGCCGCGGGTGTCACCGCCAAACAGGTTGAAGAGCTCGCTAAAAAGATCATGCTCAAAACCGGGATTGACGACGAGGCCGTCCAATCCGGCGAAAACCTGTTGCTGACATTTCGGAACGTCCAAAACCAGGCCGGTAAAGGCAACGACATATTCACCCAGGCGACGAAGACGATGATCGACATGTCCGTCGCGCTGGGACAGGACACCAAAACCTCGGCGATCCAGTTGGGGAAGGCGCTCAACGACCCGATCCGCGGCGTCGCGCAACTCCAACGCGTCGGCGTTCAATTCACCGACAGCCAAAAAGCGCAGATCAAAACGCTCGTCGAAACCGGCCACACGATGGCGGCCCAAAAAATCATTCTCGGGGAGCTCAACAAAGAGTTCGGCGGGTCGGCGGACGCCGCCGGTAAAACGCTGCCCGGACAGCTGAACATTCTCAAAGAGTCGTTCAAAAACCTCGCGGGGTCGATCGTCGG